GCGGGAATGTCAAATTATAAATCAATAAATAAATTTAATATATACAGTATTAGCCCAAGTATACCCAACATAAATAAATGGGCCAACACTGTAATCATATTATTTTTTACTCGCAGAAAATCTAATATCTGCTTTTCCATAAACGCATAAACCGCATGACACACATGCGGATCCTGCATTGCTAATTAATGGAATGCTTTTATTATTTTCAGGACACTTTGCACCAACCTTGCCAGTAATTTCTTTCATCTTACTTTCAGTTAACGCAAACGTTTTTCCTAGATATGCAAGGCGAATACCTTCATCTTGCTTTAATTCAGTAGCGATAGAAATATTCTCATCATCCGTTGAATAATATAATGAGAGATTAGATATATCCTTAAGTATTAATGCAGCAGACTTTACTCGTGTATATACCCAAAATTGTACATCTGCATGAGACTCGATAATATCTTTCCATGCATACGTATAAGTATCATTGAAGAAATCCCCGTCCCAGTGAATACGGAATAGTAACGGTGCACTTTTCTTATTACAATCCGCCTTGAATTCTACAATCATTTGATCAAGCAGATCTTTCATGGTATTAGAATCAGCGTCTTTTAGCAGGTCCCAATTATGAAGAAGGTTGGCCTTTACGCCTTTAAATAATTTTTCAAGCTTTCCCGCATAGCATACGCTTTCGCAGATACTAGTGGCGCCAGGGCACGAATAGGCCTTGCCTGCAGGTAAACCGAAAGTGTTAGCAATTGCAGCCTGCTTGCCATTCTTGGTGACAAGGTTAGCCACCTTTCTATCATTTGAACGTTTTAAAGTAGTCATAGGACCCTTTCATTTGGAGAGAAGACAATTATAGCAGGGGGGACTGACAATCATCCCTCATCATATTCTAAAGACATAGGGAAAGAATCATATCCCATAAACCCCATATCCTCTTGATCATAGCATTCAGGGCATACATAGTCATCCCCATAGATCTCATACTCTTCAATAGAGTAAAATGTCTCTTTAGCCCCACATATTTCATAGTATAGGCAGGCTACTTCAAAAATAGTATCTTCCATTATAAATATATCCCTTCAGTAGAAGAATCTAGTTCATCATACATTTTTTCTTGAGACCACTCAAAATAATGATCGGTACATAGCGTGGAGGGCTTGACAGAATAAGCAGAGAGAATACCCTCATAGCGACACATATTACATAGTAGTTCTTGGAAATTACCCATTAGTTTTTACCTTTCTTTAAGTATGAGAATACTATCAGACTCATCAGACATTTTCAAGCGACACGCCGTATATTCTCAGTGTGTTCTTAATCACATCTTAAAGGTTGTGGATAACCTGTGGATAACGGACGCGCCGTTTTTTCAGCTAATTGTCAAATCTATTTTTATGTTTTTGTTTTCGTGTATATTTTTTTTTCGATGGAATTGCAGTCGCAGCATTACTACGACGCAATTCTTGAATTCGTTTTACTTTGTCCATAATTTTATTCCCAATCATTATCTGTAATCCAATTATCTAAGTGGTGTTGCGAAATAATTTCATTCGCAGGTGCAGTATTTCTACCTCTGAAAGTAATTTGAAAATCATTTACCATTGGCATTTTAATTTCTTTATAATAATCCCCGTCATTATAAGCATTGATCGCTTCAATACATACGGGAACCATTTCATATGGAACGGGCGGGTAGTGATTACTACGCAATTGTATAGTGATACTTTGCTCTAGTGATAAATCACTTTCTGCTAAATCATACGCTAAGTTATTACCCATTATATATTTTCTCCTCGATCTCATGGACATATACATCATTTTTATCTAGTAAGCCATATTTAATATTACTATCAAATACTTCAATTGCTGAGTCATAGTCATCTGCCTCGACATTTATAAAGCAGGTAAATTCGAATAGTGCCATTACTTAGTTACCACCAATCTATTTAGACGATAGAATATTTTAGTATACATCTTGCCAGTAGGCATTAGTAAATTGACAGTTGAGTATTCGTTAGCAAATCCCCAATCGGAGAACGCTAGAAAATCGGTGAACGCTTCTAAAGCGTCTACATAATTTTTATTCCAATGGATAGGCTGGCTATCATAGGCAATAGTTATCTGATACATTATTCGTTTTCTCCGATCAAAAATAAATTACCATCTTGGCAATCGCAAGTTTCTACATCAAAATCATTTTCGTTACCGAAAAAAATTACGCCGTTACCATTACAATCCTCGCAAGGAATAGTCATTACTGAGTTAATCATTAGTTACCTACTTTCACTGCTACTGAGCGATAAGTATAACCGCCATTTTGTTTTCTAATTTCCACTAGGTAAGGCTCACACCCGTCATAGTGTAAGCAAGCAGGGTGAGTTTCTGCGGAGATAATCTCGCCTTGAGTAGTGCGAGAACGATAGGTTTTACCAATAAGTAAATCCTCGATAGTATAGACATTAGCGGACATTAGTTTCCTCTTTCTTTTTTGTTGTTGTAATTGTAGCAGATAGCACTGACATTTTTTCTAAATTGGCTAGGCGTTGAGTTTCTTTCTGCGCCTGAACCATTTCCTTAAACTCGTGAAGTTTCATAGTTTAACCTTTCTTTTTGTTATGCCGTAATTATAGCGTATAGCACTGACATCTGACTACTTACTAGCCAGTAATATCATATTTTGAGACGCTCAAGCCATGTGATAAAAAACACCTTCTTAATACGGCGTGTCGACTTGACAAGGGGCGCGTCGAAAAATCGCAGTGTGTCAAGCTGCGACATTTCTTTTTTTTATTTATTTAAAATCTTTAAAAATCAATTCAACAATTTTTAAATTATCTTCATTGATTAATTCAATCTCAATCGCATCAGCAAATCCAAAAATATCTTTTTCCATTATTCATTTTCCTCTTCTAAAGTTGATTCAAAATCTGATAAACCTACACGATAAGCGATTGGATCGCAATTTTTAATAATATCGGCGGGAGAGAAAGTTAGATAACCTAACTTAATTTCACCATAAGAGTCATTAAGAATCTCATCATAGAGATTTTCTAGTTCATAGTCTGTCATCATTTTTAGTTCTCCATTACTTTAATAATTAAATCGAAATCTTTTTCTGTAAGCAATACAGAAGCACAACCCCAAAGACCTGAGAGATAGTCTTTATCATATTTTTCTTTAGCCAATTTTATGGCTAATTCAATTTTTTCATTTTTATCCATTATCTAGTAACGCTCCAATTTGTAGAATAAGGCAAGCGGTCAGAATCATCATAGACCCAGAATCGGTCTATGTTTTGTTCACAATTTTCGCAGAAAGTATATTCTGTATCTTGATATGACGAGATAGCACTCTCGTTAGGTGTGTGCTTAAAGCACTCTATTGTTTTTTCTAGTGTAGTCATTATATGACCACCTTTCTTTTAATTCGTTAGCCTTGTGCTAACTTTTTCCTTGACCTGATTATTTGCTCTTGCGAGGCTCACAGGATTTTCTATTTAATTTTTCTAATACTGGAAGTATAACAGATAAAACCGCTACTGTCTAGTATACTGAGGAGTAGTCTCAATATATGGAGCGTGGCTATTGTGAGTTAGACCACAATTCTTTACACTTATTGGGATTTTCCCACCATGAGAAACCCTCATGGTATAGGGCGGGAGCAAGGACAACCTGTCCACAAGGGCAAAGGTTCATCAAACCTCTAGGATAATCGGAAACAGTAGCGAAACCTTTCGCTCTTTCAAACATTGAGTTACTCATTAGTAACTCCTTTCTTTAGTTAAAACTTTTAACTTTCTTTATACTGGAAGTATAACAGACCCCACTGACATTTTGACCTGTTTTTCGGGCGTGTCGTAGAATTATTTTTGTGATCTTAAACACATAAGTTATCCACAAAGTTATCCACAGGGGCGCGTCGAAAAATTTAGTTGAAAATTAAATTATAAAATAAATCCCGCAGCTTTTTATTTCTGCGAGATCTAAATTATTTTTTATTCTGAAATGTTTTTAAAAACTTCATCCCAAAATCTATCGCTGTCAAATTTTTCGTTATCGTTTGCAAACATCTGAATAAAATCGTGAACTAAATCCTCTAGCACTTCATTTTTAATTTCTGTTGCATAAGAATTTAAAATTTCTGCAGTTGCTACATAGTCTTTTCGTGTCATCATTTTTTTTATGTGTCCTTTTCTTTTTTAGTAGTGGAGCCTTTTAACGACTTGCTCAGGTCGTTTAGCAATTTGCTAAAGTTATAGTGTTACTGTTGTGTAGCGGTCACCCTGTTCGGTTTCCAATAGCACACGAGTCATAGAGGCGGTTACAGGTGTGATTTCTTTAATGCGACCTGTGATGTTGCTCTTTTGAGTAGTGAATAAATCTCCTACTTGATAAGTTACATTTGATACTGTCATTTTTTTCTCTTTTCTTTTTAGTTGGTTTGTTGCTACTACGCTAGTCTAGCATAGGGGTCTGACATTTTGTCAAATTTATAGGATTTCGTCTGGGTCGAAATCTGGTGTATCTAGAAACTGAAACTCATCTGAGTTTTCTAATTCCCAAGTATCGTTTTGTTCTGTAATAAAATCGAGGGGGGATAGAGTAGAGGTCTTTTCCCAAGAGTAAGTATAACTCATTAGTTATTCTCCCTATGTAGTAGGTATTTCTTATAGGCGATAGTACCACATGCTACTGACAAGATAAGCCATGTAGGTAGTTTGATGTCTATACCTAGGCTCTCTATCCATAGGTGGGTGCTATATAGATATATATCTATGCTCATTAGTTATTTCTCATTTCTTTTAGGTCTTGCTTAAATTCTTTATACATAGTATAGCAGAGGGGTACGACAACAGATAGTAGGGCTATCTGTACTATGGTAGTTAGTAGTCTTGAGGTAGTCATTATCTGTCCTTAGTTAGTTGTTCTTGTTATAGTAGGAATTGTAGCATAGGGGGCTGACATTATCAACACGACACGCCGTAGCTGGGATGTGAATTACTTCACACCCATCACTAGGGACATATATCGCTTAGCGATACGGATACCCATAGGGTGAAGGATAACTTTACGCCCCTCCATAGTAGGGGGATAGTTATTGTTTATCCGTTGAGCGATACGGATAGGTAGCATAGTAGGGCGGGGAGCATAACCAGCAGCCTCTAACCCAAAGTCTTTAGCAATATCGCTACGGATTTCATTATAGTAGTTATTCATTAGATTAATTCCATTTCTAGGATAGTGAAGCCTAGGGATACTTGGAAATCTAGGTGTGAGTTAGCGTGTAACTCGTTAGCAACTGGGAGAGCAAGAACTGTCATGCTTTCCATAGTACCGAAGCGACTGACTCGCTCTGCTTTATACTTTAGTGTCATCATTTTGATAACCTTTCTTTATTGACTACTTGTCAATTTCTTATAGTGTAACTATAACACACGGGACTGACAAAATCAAGTCCAAAATCGGACATGTCGGACATTTTCTATGTGTTTTACATCACATTTCTAGGCAAATATGCTATCAAATCGGACATTTCGGGCGCACTATCTTTTTTTGAAAATGTTTTTTAAAACGTGTATCATACAAATTAAAAATCCATTAACATTTTGATCAAATTGAAAAATATGTGACTCAAGTCACATTTATATGGATCTATTGACAAAAGTTGGCGGGAACTGTAATATGTGATTATGAGATATCACAAAGGAACTATCAAAAGACATAAAGATATATGCTTAGAATGTGGTCTGGATGGAAAAATCTGGAAGATGGATCCTAAATCTGGAATATTAACTAGATATTGCGAAGAATGTGGAAAAAAGTAGATTATTTTTTCTTTTTGAAGACAAATTTAACAATACGTGAAAAAAATCTTTCAATTTTAATCTCATATTGCATGGCGGGAGTCTCAGAATAGTGATGATGTTTAACTGTTGACTGTAATTTAGCAAAATGTCTTGGCATATTCTTATTATATACCTATTCTGAAATTAAATCAACGTTAGAATCTGGAAAAGTATGCTCTCTATGGCAATTTGCACATAAAATTTCACATTTTTCGATTTCGGCAAGTATAGTTTTGATACTATATCGAGATTTTACCTTAGATTCTTTGCCAGATGCAAGTGCCATACGTGCTATATCTACAGATCTACCATTTCTATCTCTATATTTGGTGGCGGGATCAATGTGATTGAACTCTAGAGCTTTTGGATTCTTATTATATCCACACTTAATACAACCAGATTGTAATTTTATAGTATCAACTATGTTTCTAGACTCTTTTGCATTTGGCATAGCCATATTATTTATCTTCTTTCATATCTTCATCAAAATTTTCAAATAAAAAGGCGGGAGGTGGAGCAAGGACTTGTCCTTGTTCATGCAAATTGCTAAGTCCCTTAGCATCTGCACCTAGTTTATCTGCAATAATAGATAACATATCATAAGCTCTCATAGATTGTATATACATAGCTCCCATTAGCTCCAACATAGCGTCTATTTGTTCATCATTCATGATATATCCTCTACCCTTAGTAATTCCTCAGTTATATGATCCCATTTGTTATCTTCCATACTGGCGCTATTGTTCATTATGAGATCCCCTTCTTTGTTATAGTCTAAATATATCCAAGATCTGGGTTTCATTTCAACTTTTCCCGCCAAAACTTCTTTTTTATTTTCTTTAATATGAATTGATAAAGACCAATCATCATTATCCTCATCAAATGGCTCAATATAGGCACGTATCGTGCTAATTTTTGTCATTGAGCAATTCAAGACTATGAGGGAAACTTCTTTCTGCGAAAATTCTCACTGTTTTGGCCAATTCTTGAATTTCAAATTGTGCATCATGTGGTAATCTCTGTTGTAGAAAGTTCATAACGCCATGTAAGCTTACTGTCCAGCGATATCGGACATACATACCGTAAGCAGGTAAGAATAAACGGGCCATTTCGGGCGCTATACCCTCTTCTAAGGCCTTTTTATAAAGTGCCTCACCATATCCTACCAATTCCGTCAGTTTGTCGCTGTAATAGGCTCCTAATACATGTTCAACAGGTTCACCAGATCCTTGTTTACTATTCTCAGGTGCGGAACGCCATTCATTTTGAGACGGAATATAAAATTCTTCATTTTCAGTAACATATCTACGAGATGATTCATTCCAGCCATTTTGATCATCTACAAAAGTTGACGCTACAGCATATTTCCAATGTTGTCTTGCCACCATTAAAGGAGCGTATATCTCAAATGACAACACGGAGTGTCTAAATGGAGAAGTATGCTCGTTTTCCCAAAGAAAAGAAATAAGCTTCCTGTCTCGGGCGCTCAATGCTCCGTCATCATCTAAGATTGATTGTTTATTATAAGATACTCTTGCTGAGTTTGCTACTTCTATATCACTACCCATTGTGTCTATAAGGCCAACATAGCCTTTATCTAAATATGGTAGATAGTTATTTGGTAATTGCTTCATTTTCTACAACTCGCTTAATATTTTCATACAATGTATGTCCAACAATAATTTTATATGAACATGAAAAACATTGTAGCATAATTTTATCATTATCCGTCAAACTAGGGTTAAGATCATAAATGTTATCTTCGTGCATAGGGCAGGTCAGGGCTTTCGCCCTGCCTGCCTCTACGATAGTTTTATATTCTGAAAAGATTTGTATAAACATCATGCTAATGCAATGTTCGCCTTCTTAAATACAGAATTTACATAATCATGGACAGAAGGATTTCCTGGAACTGGTTGTTTCCAAGATCTCATGTCTCCCGCCCTTGCTGGCATTAAATGTGCTGCGATAACCTTGCGCCAATCATGATATTTTTCATAATTGTATTCAAGTTCATGAATCACTCTTTCATCTTGAACCCAATTTGGTGCATCGCATGCACTTTTATAACCTTTGTAGTTATTCCATGTTCTAGGCATGTACTGAAAAGCACCACATGCACTGCTGGAATAAGACTTGCGTGTATATGCGCCAACGCCTCCCGTTTCTTGGGACTTGAGGGCATTTGCTAGTCTTGATATGAAAACCCGCTGGTCTACTCTTGAGTTTAAATTTAGCTTAACGCTATATGCGGGCATTTTAAATGTGCTTCTAGAACGTAAATCATTAATTAAATAAAGAGTTTTATTCTTTATTCTTTTATCTTTAATATTATAATCTATATTAATAATATCTTTTATATTAACTAGATTATTATATTTATTAATATATAATATATTTCTATTGTACACTATTACTTCTTTCATTGCAGCCTGGGCTTCGGAATTTACTCCAAATAACATTGTGATAATACTCACAAATATCATTGCCCATACTGTTCTTATCCTTGCTATGTTCTCATTATTCATTTTGAACCTCCTGGGGTAAGAGTAGTAATATCTATCCTATCATGATATACTAGGAAAAACAAGTCAGGAAATCAATGAAAATCTCATTTACAGGTGCTCCAGAGTATATGGATCGTAATGTTGGATATGGTGAAGCTTCAAATCATATATTTAATTCATTTAACAATCTGGGTATAGAATGCTTAGTTAAATCAAAAGAGCCTAACATAGGCATATCTTTTATTCAGCCATTGCAGTATACATTTGCCAAAGATCAATATAAAATTGGTTATACACCTTGGGAATCAACTGAGTTACTTTGGGGTTGGGATAATGTTATCAATAATGTTATAGATGAACTCTGGACAACTTCAGAGTGGAATAGAGAAATATTTTCAAAGCATACTGACAAACCAATATTTGTTTATGAACACGGTGTAGATGATTCTTGGATACCTAAGAAAAGAGAATTTAATAAATCCCGCCCATTTAGATTTTTACATGTTGGAGAACCAGCTTCTAGAAAAGATGCTCAAATGGTTGTAGATGCTTTTGTTAGTCTGTACGGGGATGATCCACGATATGAATTAATTATAAAATGTAGCAGATTAAATACCACTAGAATTTTTGATAAAGATACTGGAATGGTAAAAGGATCTCCAGATGCAAATTATAAAAACATTAAAATAATTGAAAGTTCATTAACTGTAGAACAAATGCATGGACTTTATGATTTATGTGATGTTTTTGTTTACCCGTCTTGGGGAGAAGGTTTTGGATTTAATCCACTTCAAGCAATGGCTTCAGGAATGCCAACGATATGTACATCTGGTTGGGCACAGTATAAAAAATATATTACTATGCCTTTAGATTCCGTTTGGGCAGAATCTCCTTGGGCAGAATTACATCCAGGATTACTATTAAAGCCAAATTATGCACAATTAAAATATTTTATGCAAGATGTGGTTAGTGATTTTGATCACTATGCTGCAATAGCTTATCAAAATTCATTTCTTATTCATAAAGACTACAACTGGAATAAAGTCTCTAAACCTGCAGTTGAGAGATTGAAAAAAATACAATCTGACCATTTTTAGAATTTCTATGTGATACACTAGGATTCTACATTTTAAATATAACAAGGAGAAAACATGTCAAAAATAATTGAAAACCCGTACGAAAATTTTATTGCTTTAAGTCGTTATGCAAGATGGCTTGAATCTGAAAAGCGTCGTGAAACTTGGGGAGAAACAGTTGATCGTTATTTTGATTTTATGATTTCTCATTTATCTAAAGAGGGTTATACTCCTGATAAAAATTTAGTTGAAGAAATGCGTGAAGCAGTTTTTAGTCGCAATGTTATGCCATCAATGCGATCAGTAATGACTGCAGGAGCTGCCTTGGAGAGAGAAAATGTTTCTGGTTACAATTGTGCATTTCTTCCAGTAGATAACGCAAGATCTTTTGATGAAGCAATGTATATCTTAATGTGCGGTACAGGTGTTGGTTTTTCTGTTGAATATAAATATATAAATAAACTTCCTTCACTTCCAGAGACACTTGAGAAGTCTAGTACAACAGTGATAGTTGGAGATTCAAAAGAAGGTTGGGCAAAAGCATATCGTGAACTTTTAGGTTTGCTATGGGCTGGACAAATTCCTCAAATTGATATTAGTAAAGTTCGTCCTTCTGGAGCAAGACTTAAAACTATGGGTGGTCGTTCATCAGGACCACAACCACTTGTAAATCTTTTTGATTTTACAATTCAAATATTTAAGAACGCATTAGGTCGTCAATTAAAACCAATTGAATGTCATGATCTAATGTGTAAGATTGGCGAAGTTGTAGTTGTTGGTGGAGTTCGTAGATCAGCTATGATTTCACTTTCCAATATTAATGATATTGAAATGGCTGCAGCAAAAGCTGGAAATTGGTGGGAAAAAAATACACAGCGTTCATTGTCAAATAACTCAGTAGCATATTCTCGCAAACCAGAAATGCAACAATTTATTGCAGAATGGAAATCTTTGTATGATTCAAAATCAGGAGAAAGAGGAATTTATAATGTTGCAGCAGCACAATTACAAGCAGCAAAATATGGAAGAAGAAGTCCAGATATACACTATGGAACTAACCCGTGTTCAGAAATTATTTTACGTCCTTACCAGTTTTGTAATCTTTCAGAAGTCGTATTACGTGAAGAAGATACAGCAGAAACTGTTGCTAAAAAAGTAAGACTTGCTACAATTCTTGGAACATGGCAATCAACACTTACAGACTTTAAGTATATTCGTAAAATTTGGAAAGATAATACAGAAGAAGAAAGATTACTTGGAGTTTCTTTAACTGGACAGTTTGGAAATAAATTCTTTTCTGGACAAGATGGTTTAAAAAAGTTAGCAGATACTTTAGATAGACTTCGTGAGTATGCTGTTGAAATTAATATTGAAGAGGCAGCGAAAATTGGGATTCCCGCCTCTGCTGCAGTTACTTGTGTTAAACCATCAGGAACAGTTTCCCAATTGGTCGGGGTGAGTTCAGGAATGCATGCATGGCATTCAGATTATTATATTAGAACAGTTCGTGGAGATAAAAAAGATCCTATTACTCAATTTTTAATGGATACAGGAATTCCTGCAGAAGATGATGTAATGAAACCAAATAACACAACTGTATTTTCGTTTCCAGTAAAAGCACCAGCAAATGCAATTACAAGAGATAAACTAAATGCAATTCAACAATTAGAAATTTGGTTAGTTTATCAGCGCCATTGGTGTGAACATAAACCATCAATTACTGTATCAGTAAAAGAAGATGAATGGATGGAAGTAGGCGCTTGGGTATATAAGCATTTTGATGAAGTATCTGGAATTTCATTCTTGCCATATTCAGAGCACACATATGTACAAGCGCCATATCAAGAAATTGATAAAAATGCTTATAACGATTTAGTTTCAAAAATGCCTAAATCAATTAATTGGGAAGCACTATCTTTATATGAATTAGAGGATTCTACAACTGGTTCACAAGCTTTAGCCTGTGTTTCTGGTGAATGTGAAATTGTCGACATAAACCAATAAAGAATATGGCTTTTATAATTAAACTGATATAATCATCTTAATATAAGCTTTATCCTGGAGTAATTAATGGCCACTGTAGATCAAGATGTAAATTTTAAGATAACCCAAGGGGATACCTTTAGTTTAGAGTTGGTCTATAAAGATGAAGATGAAAATATAGTAGATATTACTGGCTATTCTTTTTTGATGCAAATCAAAGATAAACCTGGCGGGAAAATATTATCTGCAGAATGCTCTATAGGTGATGGAATAGAAGTTCCTAATCCCGCCGACGGAACAATTATAATTTCAGTCTCTCCTGAAAAAACAAATAACTTTAATTACCCAAGAGCTTCATATCAAATTCAAGGAACCGACCCATACGATGATAAGATAACTTTTCTTCAAGGTTGGTTTAAAGTGAATGCGGGGACAATAAATTAATGGCTAATACAATAGTAGTTCGTGCAAAGGGTTCAAGAGGTCCAGCTGGAGCAACAGGTCCAGCAGGTACTGGTATAACAATCCTTGGCAGATATAATAGCCTTATTGCGCTACAAACAGCTCACCCAACTGGAACATCAGGACAAGGATATCTTGTTGCTGAAAATCTTTATGTTTGGGTTAGTTCTGCTTGGACAAATGTTGGCCCCGTTCAAGGACCAGCAGGTGCCACTGGTGCAGTAGGAGCAACAGGTGTTGCGGGAGTAACAGGTTCTACAGGTAGCAATGGTGCTACAGGTCCATCAGGTACAAACGGATCAACTGGAGCAACAGGTGCTGTAGGAGCAACAGGTGTTGCGGGAGCAACAGGTTCTGCAGGTAGCAATGGCGCTACAGGTGCACAAGGTGCAACTGGTGCAAAAGGTGATCCAGGAGATTTGGCGGGGTTTAATGTAAATCTCGTTTCGTATACTTACGAAAAACAAAGCAATGCAATAACATGGACTGTAACTCATAATTTAGGCTTCAGACCTAATGTAATTGTTATGGATTACAGCTCAAATCAAGTAGAATGTGATATATCGTATACAAATGAAAATTCAGTTGTTCTTACATTTTCTGAAGGAATTTCTGGATATGCGTATTTCTCATAGTAAAAAAATAAAATAAATAAGGAGCTTTAAAAATGGCAAAAGTATTTTTAACAAATATAAATCTTAAGGGTAATCAATTACTGAATGCTCTTATTCAGCCTGCAGCATCAGCCCCTAACGCATATGCAGCAGGACAACTTTACTTTAATACAGGAGATGGAAAGTTTTATTACTCTACAGCTGCTGGAAATAACTGGGCATTACTTGGTCCAACAGGCCCAACAGGTGCTCAGGGTCAGACAGGTCCACAGGGTAACACAGGTGCAGATAGCACAGTAGTTGGCCCAACAGGTGCCGTAGGTAACACAGGTGCTCAAGGTAACACAGGTATTACGGGCGCAACAGGTGCTGTAGGTAACACAGGTGCTCAAGGTGCAGTAGGTAACACAGGTGCAGTAGGCCCAACAGGTGATATGGGTGGAAAAGGCGACAAGGGCGATGCTGGTAATACAGGTGCTCAAGGCGAAACTGGTCCAACAGGCGCACAAGGTGAAACTGGTATCACTGGTTACACAGGTGCACAAGGTGAGACTGGTATTACTGGTGACACAGGTGCTCAAGGCGAAACAGGTCCAACAGGCGCACAAGGTGAAACTGGTATCACTGGTTACACAGGTGCTCAAGGCGAAACTGGTCCAACAGGCGCACAGGGTGAAACTGGTATCACTGGTTACACAGGTGCACAAGGTGAGACAGGTGCTACAGGAGCTGCGGGAGATAAGTATTCAACAACTTCTAATTCAGCTTTAACTTTAGGTTCTTCAGGTTCAACTTCAATCGTTGTTAACGATACCGATGTTGATTATTCTGTTGGTCAAGACATTGTTATTGCTCACGATTTAACAGAAATCCAATATGGTATTGTAACTGGATATTCAGCTGGAACACTTTCATTTGTAAGAGTTCGTTCAGTTGGAACAGGTGCAAAAAATGCTATGGAAGCAAATGTATATTGGTCTGTAAATCTAGATGGTGCAGTTGGTATTCAAGGTGAAGTTGGTAATACAGGCGCTCAAGGCGAAACAGGCCCAACAGGTGCACAAGGTGAAACTGGTATTACTGGTTACACAGGTGCTCAAGGCGAAACTGGTCCAACAGGCGCACAGGGTGAAACTGGTATCACTGGTTATACAGGCGCTCAAGGCGAGACTGGTATCACAGGCGCAACAGGTGCTGTAGGTAACACAGGTGCTCAAGGCAACACAGGTATTACAGGTTACACAGGTCCAACAGGTGCAAAGGGTGAAACTGGAGCAGTTGGTGCAACTGGCGTAACTGGCGCAATGGGTTACACTGGTCCACAAGGTGAAACTGGTATTACTGGTTACACAGGTGCTCAAGGCGAGACTGGTATCACAGGTGCAACAGGTGCTATAGGTAACACAGGTGCTCAAGGCGAGACTGGTATCACAGGCGCAACAGGTGCTGTAGGTAACACAGGTGCTCAAGGCGAGACTGGTCCAACAGGTGCTCAAGGTAACACAGGTGACACTGGATTTACTGGTGCTACAGGTTCTCAGGGTCCAGATGGATGGACAGGTGCTCAAGGTGAGACAGGTCCAACAGGTGCTCAAGGCGAAACAGGTATTACAGGTGCTACAGGTGCTCAAGGTACATCAATTAACTTACTTGGAAGCGTTGCAGCAGTTGTAAATCTTCCAGGATCAGGAAACTCAGTTAATGATGCTTATATTGTAGATGCTGATGGAGATCTATATGTTTGGGGCGGTTCATCTTGGACAAGCGTCGGACAAATTGTAGGTCCACAAGGTAATACTGGTCCACAAGGTGACACTGGTGCAGCAGGAACTTACACAGCGGGAACTGGAATTGATATTACAGATGATGTTATATCTCTAGTACACCCAGGTGTTTCTGTTTATGCAGTAGATATCCTCGGTGATTCAGAAGATAACGGTGCAACAGGTACAGATTTATTTACAATAACACACGGTCTTGGTACAAGAGACGTAATTGTTAGAGTTTATCAATCAAGTGCTGGAACAGATCAATATGCGGACGTTGAAGTAGATATCGTAAGATATTCAACAAGCCAAGTAAAGATTGGATTTGCATCCGCTCCGCTTGATGGAGAAATCTATCAAGTCGTTGTAATGGGTTAAATTTAAAGGTATAATAGTGGGGTAGGAAGAAAATTTCCTCCTACCCCACTATACTAAAGGGGATTATATGTCAAGAATTTTTAAAACACCAATTAAGCTTGTTCCATTATATTCAGATCCAACTTCAGGTCGTGAAGGTGATATTTATTGGAATTTAGTTACACATACTATTACTTATTATAATGGTAGTGAATGGGTGTCTTCCCCTACTCCCGCAAATATTCCAGTTGCAGGTACAGATTATATTTCATATTCAGAAAAAGGCGCTACAGGTGGAGTTGCAACATTAAACTCATCTGGTATAGTTCCAGATTCACAACTTCCATCAAGATTAGGCCCAACTGGACCAACTGGCCCACAAGGTGTAGAAGGAATTGTTGGTGCAACAGGCGCTACAGGACCTCAAGGATCAAAAGGAGATGTTGGTAATACTGGCCCAACAGGTGCACAAGGCAACACAGGAATTACAGGAACCACTGGTCCAACAGGTGCACAAGGCAACACAGGAATTACAGGAACCACTGGCCCAACAGGTGCAGTAGGAAATACAGGAAACCAAGGCCCACAAGGTGAAATGGGTAATACAGGAATTACAGGAACCACTGGCCCAACAGGTGCAGTAGGCAATACAGGTATTACAGGCGCTACAGGTGCACAAGGCAACACAGGTATTACAGGATCTACAGGTCCAACAGGAGCACAAGGCAACACAGGTATTACAGGCGCAACAGGTGCAGATAGTACAGTGGTTGGTCCAACAGGTGCACAAGGCAACACAGGTATTACAGGCGCTACAGGTGCACAAGGCAACACAGGTATTACAGGATCTACAGGTCCAACAGGAGCACAAGGCAACACAGGAATTACGGGTACAACTGGTCCAACTGGTCCTTCAGGAGTAACAAATGCAACAGCTCCAGTTACATATAATTCAGGAACTAACACAGTAGCATTAAATATTGGGACGGGACTTACAACAAATGCTTCTAATTTAGTTGTAGACACAACAACAATCCAAACAAGAATAACTAACGTATCAGATACAGAAATTGGATATCTTGATGGAGTAACTTCAGCAATTCAAACACAAATTGATGATAAACTTTCAAAAACTGGTGGAACAATGACTGGAGCACTTACATTATCTGGTGCACCTACATCTGATTTACACGCAGCAACTAAATTATATGTTGATGGTATTGCTTCAGGAATTAACTTTCATAAATCAGTAAGAATTGCATCAGTAAATAATTGGTCTGCAGTTTATGATAATGGAACTAATGGATATGGTGCTACTTTAACAGCATCAATAAATCAATCAATTAGCCCTGCCGATGGAGTTACATTAGCAGTTGGCGATAGAGTTTTAATAAAATCTCAAACTGATGCAAAACAAAATGGTATTTATGAAGTTACAAATATTGGAAGCGGGTCTTCTAAATGGATTATAACTCGTGCAGCAGATGATGATAATAATCCAAATGGCGAAGTTGCAGGTGGAGACTTTACATTTGTTACAGAAGGATCAACAAATGCTAATACTGGATTTATTTTATCTTCTCCAACGGGGACTGCAGTTCTAGGAACTGATAATTTAGTTTACACACAATTTAATGCTGCACAAGCTATTCAAGCAGGAAATGGTCTTTCTAAATCTGGTTCTACATTAGCAATTGACACAACAATTACAGCAGATCTTTCAACTGCTCAAACGCTAACTAATAAAACAATTAATGGTTCAAACAATACAATTACAAATGTTTCCTTAACTACTGGAGTTACAGGAACTTTGTCTGTTTCAAATGGTGGAACTAATTCAACTACCGCTACAGGTGCAAGAACAAACCTTGGTGCTACAACTGTTGGTTCAAATATATTTACATTAACTAATCCAAGTGCATTAACATATTTAAAGATTGCTGCAGACAATACAGTTTCAGCAGCATCTGCTTCAACTGTAAAAACAGATTTAAGTTTAAATAACGTAGAAAATACAGCATTGTCAACATGGACTGGAAATACAAGTATCACATCAGTTGGTACAATCACCACTGGAACATGGTCTGGTTTATTTGGTACAGTATCTGGTGCAAACTTAACAAACCTAACTGCTGGAAATCTTTCTGGAACAATTCCATCTGGAGTTCTTGGTAATTCAACAGCATATATTGGAACTACTGCAGTTGCATTAAATAGAACATCTGCTAATTTAGCATTGACGGGAATTACAAGTGTTTCTTATGCTGGTTCTACATCTGGTGCAATTATTATTCAATCAACTGCTATAGCAGGATCAAATACTTTAACTTTACCCGCATCTACTGGTACAATATCAACAGAAGATGCAGCATGGTATTATTCCATGATACTTTAAGAAGTCTAGAATAGGAGGAAAAAATGGCTACATATACAACAAAGCAATTGACAGCAGTTACTACATTAACAGCATCTGCAGTTTCAATGTATACAGCTCCCGCTTCAACTACAACAACAATTAAAACAATTGTTCTTGCAAATACAACAGCAAGTGATGCAAGAGCTACACTACATTTAGTTCCAAGTGCTGGATCAGCTACAACCTCAAATCAAATTCTTGGGGCTGTTACTGTTTCTGCAAATACAACTACTACAATTGATACTGCAATTGTTATACCTACGGGTGCATCAATTTACGCTCTAGCGTCAACAACTAGTGCAATTAATATTCACATTTCAGGAATTGAGATAGTTTAATGTCAATTAGTTCCATTCCAATTGTAATAAATACTAGAACTGGTGGACTTTATGTTTATGGTAACGGAACCGACGGTAACGTTACTATATCTACTAATACCACCCTTACTAGAGATATGTATTATAACAATCTTACTATTAACTCAGGATTTAATTTAGATCCCGCTGGTTTTAGAATATTTGTTAAAGATACGCTTACTTTTGTTAGTGGAACTTCTACAATTGCAAGATCTGCAAATACAACGCAGACAGGAACAATTTCAGGCGGTTCAACTGTTGGAAATAATGCTATAAATTCCCTTGGCGGAAATAGTGGAGATAAAACAGCTACGCAAATTGATTCTGCTAAAGAATTTTTTTACAACATAACAAATTTAATTTCAACTCTATATATTAATGCTACAACAGGTGCTATTTCTCCTGTTTCAGGTGGTGCAGGTGGCTCTACAGGCGCAACAGGAGCAACAGGTGCTGCAGGTACTGCAAATGTTGGTACAGCAGGCTCTGTTGGTAACTATCCACCAAATGCAAATACAGTTTTAGCTCCAGGTGGTAAAGGCGCTACTGGAACTGATGGCGTTGCTGGTACAGGTGGCGCAGGAGGTCTTGGAGGAGCAGGTGGTTCAGGTGGTGGAGTAATTGTAGTTATTGCTAAAACAATTACTGGCTCAGGTGCAATTTATGCAAATGGTATAGGAGCTTCAGCAGGATCAGCAGGATCAGCAGGAAATGCGGGGACTCCAGGAACTGCAGGAGCAGCAGCTCCAAATTTATTTATAGCTTCAAGCCCACAAACATATTCTACTAGTTATCCAATTGCAGCATATGCTACAAATTACCCAGCAGTATATGCCACTAATTATCCTGTTGCATTGTATGCAACCTCTTATCCAATAAATGGGTATAATACTGTTCCAGGAAATGCAGTATATGCCACTAATTATCCTATTGGACCCTATATAATTTCTTATCCAGTAACTGGATATAATACTGTTCCAGGAAATCCATACTATGTAACATCTTATCCAGCAGTTGGTACTAACTATGTTACCACTCCAGGTAATCCAAACTATGCTACAACTTTTGGTTCTTCTGCTGCGGGGTATAATACTTTTCCAGGTAATCCAAATTATACAACTACAGTAAATTATCCATCAACAGGTTCTAACTATACTACCACTCCAGGAACTTCAAACTATAATTATGTTTCAGGAAATCAAGTTTATACTACAACTCCAGCACAAACATTTTATTCTACTACTCCAGGAACTACAAACTACAATACTGTAGCAGGTGGAAACCCAGTAGCACTTGGAACTTATAATACGCCAAATTATAATACTACAGCGGGGACTTCAACAGGTCTTTATAATCCTACGCCAAAAACTTTAAAATATAATGCGCCAACTTATCCGTTAGCTGTTGCGGGAGGCAATCAAAAATACTCACAAAACCTTAATTCTCCAACTTATCCAGTAGCTGGTTCAAATCCAACAACTTATCCAGTAGCTGGCGGAAATCCAACTACTTATTTTGCAATTCCTAGTGCATTTAATCCAGCTACGTATCCTTTTGCTGGAACAAACCCAACAACTTATCCAGTATCTGGAACTAACTATGCAACTACTACTACCTACCCAGTTGCTGGTTCAAATCCAACAGTTTATCCAGTATCATCATATGTTACAAATGTAAACTATCCAGTAGTAGGTTCAAATCCAACAACTTATCCAGCATCTGGAAGTAACTATGCAACAAATTATCCTTCTCCTGGAGTTAATGCAACAAACTATCCAGCAAATTATGCAACAAATTATCCAATTTCAAGTTATTCAACAGCATATCCATCTATTGGTTTTAATCCAGCAAATTATCCAGCAAATTATGCAACAAATTATCCAATTTCAACTTATTCAACAGCATATCCATTAACTGGATATAATACTGTATATCCAATATCAGCATATGCAACAAATTACCCAACTGCAACTTTTAATACAGCAACATATTGGGTCGGTGGAGCAGGTGGGGCAGGTGGGACAGCAACTGCTGGTGCTACAGGTGCTACAGGTTCATCTGGTTATGTAGGTGGCGGTGGAGTTATATTTATAATGTCTACAAGTGGTGTTCCAGTAGGATTAACAACAAGTACTATCGCAGGTGCAACTGGTCAGACAGGATCATCAAGTTCTGGTACAATAGTAATAGTAAATAATTTAGCAGCAGAATAAGGAGAAAAAAATGGGAAAATCAGGTACTTCATCAATAGGAGCATCAACATCAACTAGTTTTACTTCAATCCCAGATGAGGTATATGGTTCAGGTCAAGATGGAAATGTTACTATATCTGCAAATACATCTTTGTCAAGAGATATGTATTATAATAATTTAACTATTAATGATGGTATACATCTAAATACTGCTGGGTATAGAGTATTTGTAAGAAATTCTCTTTCATTTTCAACTGCTATTGCTAATCAAGCAACAACAAGTATTGGTTTAAAAAATGGTTCATCTACTACAGGAACAATTCAAGGTGGAGGAACAGTATCTGTAGCAAATTCTTTAGGTGGCTCTAGTGCAAGCTATACAGCAACCGCCCCAACCACTACGGGTTATTTTAATTTAGCAAGAAACGCAGTTTCAGGATACATGTTACATGCTGGTCAAACAACCCCTTTATTTTTAAAAGGTGGCGCAGGAGATGGAACGAATCCAGGAGGTGGGGTTGCAATAGTTTCTGCACGTAAAATCTCTGGATATGGTACAATTTATGCTACAGGCTATAAACCAGTTTCTACTTATACAACTGGTGGCGGGGTTGTAGTGTTAGTCTCACAAGCTACAAGAAATACAAGTAATATATTAATAGATGTAACTGGATATGCATCAGGTACAGCTCTAGAGTTTATCGTATAATAGAAAGAAATAATAATGTCAATAATGCAAAAACCGTATCAAACTTCAGTTTCAAATGAGTTAGATAATGTTTATAAATATGAATCTTTTTTTGATGTATATCGTGATGGCAGAGATAGTAAAACAATTTTTGTTGCTATACCTTGTTATAGAGATGATGATCTAGTTGAAACAATTGAAAGTGCTATTTATAACGCAAAAAATCCAGATAGGTTATTTTTTGGTATAGGTCTTGTATTTGGCGAAGATGAAAAACCATATTGGGAAAAATTAAAAAAGTTTAAAAATATACAAATAAGTTTAAAGCCAATTAATAAAGAAAACGTTGGGCTTGGAAAACAAAGAGCAGACGCAAATTCTTTTTATAACAAAGAAGATTATTTCTTACAAATAGATGCTCATATGAAATTTGACCCACATTGGGATGATCTTTTGATAAATCACTTGGAGGGATTAAAAGCTTTAGGTGATGATATGCCACTAATAACTGGATATCCAATTGCATATGCTCCAGACGAATTTCCATTTGTCAATGAAATGTATCCTTTTTATAATAAAAAGTCAAAAGAAATTTACTTTAGAGGCAAAGAAGGGTTTAATCGTGTTCCTTGCATGAGGCCTGTAAGTCATGCAGAACCAGATTTTAATAAAAATGGTTTCCCAAGACATGGCGATAGAGAAATGGCTTTTGCTGAAACAATTGCACTTGCATCAGCAATATCTCCAGCACAAATATTTGCAGATGGAAAATATATTTACGATGTTCCAGCTGATCCTAAATTAAGATTTTTAGAAGAAGAACAATATTATTCTATTCTTTCTTATATGAAAGGTTATACTTTTTATACCCCCAGAATTACTGGAATTATGCATTTTTATTCACAATCTGCAGGACAAAACTTGGCCCATAGACCTCATCCAGAAACAGAATTCCCAGAACTTTTTGCTGCAGAATCATATTGGGATAGTGGATTAGGTGGAAAAGAATTAATTGAAAAACTTAAAAAAACTAAAAACGCAAAACGATCTTTTGAAGATTATGAAAAGTTAGCAAATATAAGTTATAAAGACAAAAAAATATTTGCTCCAGTCGATGAGATTAAGCATAATAAAATAACTTCATACATTAACTTTTTAACTGAGCTTTATGTATACTCTACAACTGACTATGATAAGTGGATGTATCAACCAGGATACCCTTGGCTAGAAAATGTTCTTGAGAATGAGAAATAGGCTAAAAATAGAATTTATTTCTGAGGAACCAGATTTAGATTATTGGCCAAAACCAGTTCCAGCTTCTAAAATGGTGCCTGAGTGGTATAAAAAAATGAATGGTTATATGGATGGTATAAAAAATTATGAAAATGGTTTTGCAAACTCTACTATAAAAAAATGTATGCCAGTGTTTGATTCTATGACAACAGGCTATTATATTTTATTGCCATCAGATGTAAATGTTTCTAGAAACAAAGAAAATGGTGGAATCGTGTTTTCAAACCCAATTGATTTTAAGCTTGTGACAGAGCATGCAAATTCGCAAGTAGATACTATGAATATACCTAAAGAATTTAATAGAAATTTTTTAAAATGGACTAATAATTGGATAGTAAAAACTCCAAAGGGTTGGAGTACTTTGTTTGTTCAACCAATGCATAGAGATGATCTACCATTTCAAATATTACCTGCAATTGTAGATACAGATGGGTTTAAATTATCAGTGCAATTTCCATTTATATTAAGAAATGATTTTGAAGGGGTAATCCCAGCTAATACACCAATAGCACAAGTTATACCTTTTAAAAGAAATGATTGGGAAGCAGAGTACTCCACGCTAGAGAAAGGTCAGAAAATGCTTAATTTAATGAAGCATTCAATATTTTTTGAAAATAGATATAAAAGAACTTTTTGGAATAAAAAGACTTACAAATGAAAAGAAATACAATAGAATTTCATTATAAAGAGATTTCTTTCAGCGAAGATCATCATGTAAATATGTTTAAACCAAAACCAGCTGAAGAATGTATTCCTGAATGGTTTAAAGAATTACATAACCCAATGACTAGAAAAACAGTTAAAACTTGTCGTGGGGTTTATGATCAAATGACACAAGGGTATATTGTTTTTTGGCCATTTGATGTGCTCATTCAAAAAGATGAAAATGGAAAAATGTTTGTGGTTAGACATAGAGATGAAGGTCGACAAATGTTTAGCCCTCATCCACATGAACAATTAGGTTTATTCCCATCAGTAAATTTTGCTATGCAAAAAACTGGCGTAGAAAAATTTATAAGCCCTTTTAGACTTAAAACTCCAAAAGGTACTAGTATAATGATGATGCAACCTCAATATAGACCAGATCTAAAAACAGAAATTATGCCAGGGATTGTAGACACAGATAATTTTTATATGCCATTAAATATTTTATTTACAATAAAAGATATGGATATAAATAAACCAGTAAAGATAGCATCAGGAACACCTCTTGCACAAATAGTTCCATTTGTTCGTTCAGAGTGGGAAATAGAATACAAAGACATAGATGAAGAAGAATATATTACACTTGAGGATAATATTGGAAATATAGAAAAACATTATTCAAAAGATTTATGGGTTAAAAAGATTTTTAAAAGAAAGGTAAAATAATGGAACATAAAGAGTTAGCAGTAGGAGTTTGGCAGTATGATTTTCCAGAATCCGTAGCAAAAAATATAGTAGATATGGTTCAACAGTCAACAACGCTCCCTTGGTCTAAAAGTGGTGTAGGTAATGATGATTTGCAAGAGCAAGAAATTAGAACAAGTCAAAGTATTAATTTTGATGAGTCTTTGCCGTTCTGGTCTCAAGAAGTAAGAAAAACTCTTACAGAAGCAATCAATGATTATTCAGCATATTTTGCTGCACCAGTTAATCAAGATGAAGGTTTAAATCTTTTGAGATATAGAGAGTCTAATAAGTATGACTATCATTCAGACGGAGCTTGGAGTATTTACAGAACAAGTTCTGCATTGATTTACTTAAACCCGTCTGATTATCAAGGTGGAGAAACTCACTTTAAGCATTTCGATCTTAGCGTAAAACCTGAAAAGCCAGCAATTGTGCTTTTCCCTTCTAATCATACATACCTACATGCAGCAATGCCAGTTACAGAAGGTGAAAAATATGTATTGGTAACTTGGATGAATGATCTTCCAGTAGGCTGGGATCCAGGAATTATGAATCATCTTGCAAGGGCAACAGGCGTATTTAGAAGATAGTCTTTCTTGAAGGGAATGGTATAATCGTATATATATGGCTACTAATTTCCCTGGCGGGTTAGATGATTTTCAAAACCCCAATTCTAGTAATACTCTAAATGATGAAGGTGTTCGACACTCGTCTGAACACTCAGATATCAATGATGCCATTGAATCAATGCAAGCAAAAATTGGCATTAATAGTTCTGCTAATACAAATTCTATAGATTACAAAGTTAGCTCATTACTAACATCAATATTATCTATACCAAATTCTTCATTGATTAATTCTTACATTGATATAAATGGTAATCAAATTGAACTTGGTGATTCAATAACTATCCCAATAGTTCCAAGTCAAACTAATAAAAATGGTTATTTTTTAACAACAAATGGTTCTGAACTTTCTTGGTCTCCCGCTTTTGGAGCAACAGGTCCAACAGGTCCAACTGGAATTATTGGTCCAACTGGACCAACGGGTGCTCAAGGAGTTCCAACTTTAATAAAAGGTCAATATACAGATTTATCATCATTATCAGCAGCAATACCAGTTGGTTCAAATGGAGATGCATACATATTGAATAATGGAGATTTGGTTGTTTGGCTAACATCTTCATGGGTTGACATTGGAAATATTAAAGGCGCTACTGGCGCAAATAGTACCATAGCTGGTCCAACTGGTGCCACAGGACCTACTGGGATACAAGGTAATACAGGTTTAACGGGCCCAACAGGAGCAAACAGTACAGTTCCTGGACCTACAGGTCCAACAGGATCTACAGGCCCTACAGGAGCGACAGGTGCTCAAGGAACAAGTATTAACTTTAAAGGTTCTGTAGCTAATTCAACAGCTTTAAATGCAATAACTGGACAATTAACCAATGACGCTTATCTACAGATTGATAATGGAAATCTTTATGTATGGAATGGTTCTTCTTGGACAAATGTTGGACAAATTGTAGGTCCTCAAGGAAATACGGGCGCACAAGGTTCTACAGGTCCAACAGGGTCTCAAGGCAATACTGGGTCTACAGGTTCAACAGGATCTCAAGGTAATACTGGTTCTACAGGTCCAACAGGAGCACAAGGCAATACTGGGTCTACAGGTTCAACAGGATCTCAAGGTAATACTGGTTCTACAGGTCCAACAGGAGCACAAGGCAATATTGGATCTACTGGTCCTACGGGAGCAGATAGTACAGTCGTTGGTCCTACGGGAGCAACTGGTGCTACAGGATCAATTGGGCCAACTGGTGCTGCTAACTCTATTACTGGAGCAACAGGGCCAACAGGAGCAACAGGATTTTCAGGAAACGATGGTGCAAATGGGCCAACAGGAGCAAGAGGAAATACAGGGCCAACAGGTTCTACAGGCCCAACAGGAACACAAGGTGCAACAGGCGAAGTAGATGAAGGTATAGCGTGGTACTATTCATTAATTCTTTAAAATATAAGGGGGTGTTATAAAATGTCATACAAAAATAAAGTTATATCAGACAGACCAATAGGGTACTGGCAACTTAATAACATTACTAACAACTTATCTATTTCTTATAATGACCCACATATTTATTACAACGGATCTATTGCCTATAATGGAGATGCTGAGGCATATGTAATCCCAGATAGAATTTATAATGATAACCCTATTTTTGTTAATTTTGCATCTCAACCTACAATTGAAAATATTGCTCCACTTACAACTTTTGATAGTACAGAAACATATTTTAATGCATGTAGAATAGATAACTCATCTTCTCTGGTAATACCAAATGTATATAATTCTTTATATAAGGGTTATGAGGAAAAGACATTTGGTATAGAATTTTGGCTTTTAGTCCCACAAAATTATGATTCAAATTTAAACATTTTAACAGTTGAAAATGAAGATGTTACCGCAAATATATATGTAAATAATGATGCAATATATTTTGACATCAATGGTTTAACTCATACTACATCTTTGTCTAAAGACCCAGTAACAGCAGAAATAACTCAATCAGAATCAACATCTGCAGTACTTGGATATTCTTCTAAAAAACAACTGAGGTCTTGGGATTCAAAAATGCATATCTTTGCGTTATATCGCAACAAGACTATTTCTATATATGTTAACGGGTTAGTAGATGAAACTATTAATTTGCCAGAAAATTTTGAATTTATATCTCCAAAATCAAATCAACTTAAAATAAAAATTGGTCCATCTGGCCCTAATAAAAATTTCATAATTAGTGATCTTGCTGTATACGACAGGCCATTATCTGTAAATGAAATAAGGTCTCATTTATTTTGGGCATCAAGAGACAGCGATCCTTTAAATTTTTCATATCAAACAAACACTTCTCATTTTTTAAACAATAGTAATTCAGGTCGAATAGTTTCACAAAGATCTTTTAATTATCCAGGGGAATATACGGCAGGATATTTTGATGGATTGATATCAAATAATACGGGCTTAACAATAGCAAAAACAGATATTCCAGGAAGTTTAATAGGAACTTGGACATATAACCATCCGATTAACTACTATACAAATTTTGCAGCTATGTCTATTTCTTGGGATTCAGCGGTAAATAATAATGAGTTTGCATTAGATAAATATGTTTGCGTATTTATATCTTATAATGGTGGTGAAGGTTATTATCCTGTTACAAATGGAAAAGTAGTCCCATATTTTTCAGATACAGTTTCAGATATTTATTCTGCAAATATTTTAATTAAAGTTCAAATATATTCTGCAGATACTTCATTGGCGTATCAACCAAGAATAGATAACCTAGATATAAAACTTTACAGCAGTTTAGATATTATTTCAGATTCTGGTAGTTTTTCTTTATCCCCAGCAAGCAGTATCCCGTATATGCTTCGCTCTAATGATAATTCTTTTATATCCCGTACAAAAAAATTAGGTTTTAATTTTGAAAAACAAACAGATGAGGGAATCCCAGGTTCGCTACTAGGCACCACTTTAAATGGATCTACTTATAGATGTGTAGAGTTTTGGTTTACATATAATGGAGAAGGGGCAGCTATTTTAGATACAAACCAAGGTGGTGTAGACATCTATGTTGATACAAGTGATAATACACTTATTTCAAATATAGCAGGCGGAGTTTTATATGTAAACTCAGTAGATAAAACATTATCACCTATTACTTTAATAATAGGTGAGCCATATCACATAATAATGGTATATCCAGATGATATATCAAATAACTTTTTTTTAAATAAGGCAGCAGATAATTCACTCCAACCTTGTTCAGGAAGTTATGGATATGTTACTTTATTTCATGATACATTATCTCATGCAGATGTAGAAAGTAGATATATTTCTTATTTAACTTCTAAAGTCGCACAATTAAATGACTCAGAAACATCATTTGGAAGTGTTTTGGAATATGCAGGTACATCTTCTCAAGTAAATAGTGGTAAACCTGTCTTTTCGCATACACATATTTATTAATTTTGGCAGTTTGCAGTACATTTTTTAGGCTTTAACAACATAGAATGGTATTATATATATTATGGGAAAAATGAAGATTACTCCAGTAGAAGAAGTTAATTGGGGACTGTATTTATGGCAGATGCCAGACGAATCCGTTGTAATGGATGATGATGGCGGGTATTTAAGTATCCCGTCACGCAAAGGTGATATTAGACAGATTAAAAAACTTAAAGAAACAGCAAAACATTACGGCCTAGATGAGGGTAAACCAATATTTTTTTCAGGTCACAGACAAGTAACAGATGAAGAATTAGAGCAGCAAAAACAAAGATCGGAATTTGGAATGGTTCCAGATCCACAAGATTTACCAGCAATGATGGAATACGTAAAGGAGGCTAGAGAACTTGGACTCGCATAATATAACAGTCATGGATGATGACGATGAAAGAGATAGTGTTCAAATAAAAACAGGTATAGATTATGGTATTTCGGGGACTACACAAGAAAGCTTCGAGGATCCTTTTAGTAAAACTTGGGATGATATTAGAAAAATGGAAGGTCTTAATCCTAATTTAAGACGACAAGCTACAAGGCTTGAAAAAGCATTTACTGGGCAAGATGATGCTAAATCTAAAAAACTTGATCCACTTGATTTAACTGGTTATTCACTTTTCCAAATTGTTCAGCCACCATATAACATGCTTTATCTTTCACAGTTGTATGATGTATCTCCATATCACCATTCAGCAGTAAATGCTAAAGTTGCCAACGTAGTTGGACTCGGATACAAATTTGATGAAACATTTAAGGTTGTTCAAAAAGTTGAAGAAGCAATGGATAATTCTAAAAAATTAGATAAACTTCGTTCAAAAATTGAGGGGGCTAAAGTAGACCTAAGAGAGTATCTAGAATCACTTAACTCAGACGATTCTTTCCTAGAGAATATGAAAAAAGTTTATACAGACCTAGAAACTACAGGAAATGCATATCTTGAAGTTGGTAGAACAGCAATGGGTAAAATAGGATATATAGGCCATATACCTTGCACTACAATGCGTATACGTAGACATAGAGATGGTTTTGTACAAGTTGTATATAATCGTTACACTTTCTTTAGAAATTTTGGAGATATAGAAACTCCAGATCAAATTGGTACAGATCCACAGCCAAACGAAGTTATTCATTTTAAAAAATTCACCCCATCTAATACTTATTATGGAGTGCCAGATATTTTATCTGCAAAAAATGCCGTTGCGGGAGATGAATTTGCACAAAGATTTAATTTGGATTACTTTGAGAACAAAGCTGTTCCAAGATATATCATCACAGTAAAAGGTGCAAAATTAACTGCTGATTCAGAAAGAAAACTTCTTGAATTTTTTCAGACTGGATTGCGTGGAAGAAATCACAGAACACTTTATATCCCGCTACCTAGTGATGGAGAAAATTCTCGTGTAGAATTTAACATGGAACCAGTTGAAGCGGGAGTACAAGACTCTTCATTCAAAAATTATGCAGTAGAAAATAGAGATCGTATCCTTATAGCGCATAGAGTTCCTATCAGCAAAATAGGTATGCCACAAGGAGTTTCCCTTGCTAATGCTAAAGATGCTGATAAAACATTTAAAGAGCAAGTTTGTCGTCCAATGCAGGAAGAACTTGAACATAAAGTAAACATGATTATTCGTGAATTTACAGACGCATTTACGCTCAGATTTAATGAATTAGCTCTTACAGATGAAGAAACTCAAAGCAGAATTGATGATCGTTATCTTAAAGATCAAGTTATTACCCCTAATGAAGTTAGATCTAGAAAGGGAATGGCACCACTATCTGGTGGTGACGAAGTAATTGACTTGACTGGTAAAGATGCATCGGAAGCATTAACAAGTGCAAAAGGAACAAGAGAACGAGATCAAAATAGAGTTTTAAATGCCCCTGACAAAATGGGGTCAGGGAGAAATCCAAAAGGAGAAGGAAGAACGCAAGAATAATTACAGTTAAAATTATGACTTATTTATAAAACTTGCTATTATTTATCTATACATGGAACTTCAGAAAACGTACTGGAACAACAGCGAATCATCAATGACTTTATCCTTCCCAATTGCGAAGGTCAATAAAGAAAAAAGAACTGTCTCTGGATTTGCCTCCCTAGACAATGTTGATCATCATGGTGACGTTGTAACAGCAGAAGCAAGTAAATCCGCATTTGAAAATTTCAGAGGAAACATACGTGAAATGCACGGTCCATCTGCAGTAGGTAAAATGCTTAACTTTAAAGAAGATTCTTTTTTTGATCCAAAAACAAGCAAAAAATATAGCGGTGTTTTTGTTGAAGCGTATATATCAAAAGGTGCGCAGGATGCCTGGGAAAAGTGCCTAGATGGCACATACACAGGTTTTTCTATTGGCGGGAACATAATTGATGCAAAGATGGAAAAATCAGATGATGGTAGCCAAGAGCATAGAGTAATCAATAAGTATGAGTTACATGAATTAAGTTTAGTAGATTCACCAGCAAATCCACTTGCAAATATTTTTTCTATTCAAAAGATGGCAGAGGGTATTGTAACAGAAAATGTATTCTGGTGTAAGTCAGATGAAGTTTCTTCTACATCTGCAGCAACATCAAGAGAATGTGTTGTATGTGGTGATTCAATGGAAAATATAGGTTGGGTAGAACAGGCAGACATTGAAAAATATGAATCAATTGAAAAAGTTATTGATGGTTATTTTAAGAAAGATGATGCCCCAACATCAAATCATGAAGTTTCAGAAACAGCAGCTCCAGGCAATGTAATTAATAGTCAGTCTGCAATAAATTTATATCCAGATCAAAATAAAGAAAAGAAAAAAGTTTTGTTTACTCCAGTGGAGCAGGCAAATATTAAGAAAAATGAAGGAGGGAATGAAATGACAGAAGATACAAACACAGAAGTAGTTGAAACTACAGAAGTTGAAGCTCCAGTTGAAGCTCCAGTCGAAGAAACAGCAGTAGTTGCTGTTGATGAAGCAGTAGGCTTTGCAGGCGAAGGAATCGAAAAGGCTGTAACTATTTCAGAGGTTGAGGATACCCTTGATTTCACAAAAATGGTAACCGACCTTAAGACCTTCTTTAGTGAATCAATCGAAAAGAATTATGCAACACATGCAGCTACAGTTCAAGACGTTTATCGCATGGTAGAGGAAACCAGAGCAGATATGTCAAAAGCTATTGATGAAATCAAAGCAAAGCATGAAGAAATGAACAAATCAATCACGGATATGTACGGAAAGATTGAATATGTTGATAATAAGTTGACAGGTTTTGAATCTGCAACTGCAGTTAAGAAGTCCAGTGATCTTAATGGATCAATGGAAGAAACAAAAATACAAAAAAGTATATGGCAAGGACACTTCCTCGGTGTACAAAGCTTAACTAAATAATCTAAAAAAAATAAGGTGGTGAAATAAAAATGAGTAATGAACTTCTACAAAAAGTTATTGACACAACAAATCTCGGAACATCAGGTTCTGATCTTTCAGGTGATGGTCGTACCCTTTCAGGTACTGGTCTTCTATACCCAGATCAGGCTAATCGTTTCCTAGATTACATGTGGGATGCAACAATTCTTGCAAAGGCAGCTCGTACAATCCGTATGCGCTCTAATGTAACTGAAATTGATCGTGTTTCCGTTGGTCAGAGAATTATGACAGTTGCAGCAGAAGATAATCCTAGAGATTATGTTAATGCAGGCGATGACCAGTTCACAGCAGCTGGTGCAACATTCTCAAAAATTTCTTTAACAACCCGCAAGCTTCGTCTTGACTGGGAACTTTCTTCTGAATCTCTTGAGGATAACCTTGAGGGTCCAGATCTAGAAGACCACATTGCACGTCTTATGGCAACCCAGGCTGGTAACGATATCGAGGATGTTCTCATCAACGGTATAGGAACTAGCACAGGATTGCTCTCTGCGTTCAAAGGTTTTCGTAAATTGGCATCAGACAACGCACACGTTGTTGATGCACAGGGTGTAGGACTTGACAAGGCTGTATTCAACCTTGCAATTAAGACCCTACCACGTAAGTACAAGCAACGCCGTAATCAGCTTCGCTTCTTCACAGGATCGAATTTGGTACAGGACTACTTGTACAATCTCACAGCCAACGCTGGCTCAGTAAATCCATTTGATATCGCTTCTGGCGTTATTCGTGGAGATGTTGCAGCTAACGATGGTGGTCCAGGCTCAGTAACTCCGTTTGCTTTCGGTATTCCCGTAATCAACGTACCATTGATGGATGAGACACTTGCAGGAACTTACAATAGTCCTTCAGGTCTTCATGGTGATGTCCACTTGACATTCCCACAGAACTTTATCATTGGTATCAAGCGTGACGTAACTGTCTATCGTCTGTTCCAGCCAAAGAAAGACACAATTGAATATACTCTATTCATTCGTGTTGGTTGCGCTATTGAGAACTACGATGCCCACGTTCTTGTTAAGAACGTAAAGGTTTCAGGTTCAGTTGCTGATGGTGCATTTGGTTCCGTAACACACGGAGCTCATGTAACTGGTGGCAATTCAACATACACATACTAATATTTATTAGTTGCAAGATTGAGGGAGATATGCAAATATCTCCCTTAATCATTTTCTGATATAATCTAACTAAACGAAAGGTAACAATATGTCTTTTTCAGATTTAAAAATTACAGAGCTCAAAAAAGTAGCAGAAGCATTTGGTGTAAGTTCAGAAGGAGTAAAGACAAAGCAAGAAATAATTGCTTTGCTTGAAGAAGAAGGAATTACAGCGCAGATGTATGAAAAGTTCACAGGAGCAGAAAAACAACCGATTGAAGTAGAAAAAAGAAAAGAGAAAAAAACAATGAAAGCAGAAAATTCAGTACTTGTAAAAATGGAAAGATCTAACTACTCATACCAAACAATGGGTTATGACTTTACATCTCAGCATCCATTTGTGGCAATGCCAGAGTCAGATGCACAACATATTTTCGATAGAGAAGAAGGTTTCCGCCTTGCTACTCCGCGAGAGGCACAAGAATTCTATAATTAATTGGGGGCGTTTTGATTGCAAAACATAACTAAAGGAAAGCAAGAAAAGATATACTTAAGTGTATTTAGTAATGGGGTATTGACTCAGGCAGACTCTTTGCCAAAAATCAATATTTACGATGCAGATGATGATGCAGCACCTTTAGCGGGATTTGCAAATATAAACGCAACAAATGAATCAAGGGCTGGGGAGTATTCATATCTGATAACCCCAGACCTTACTCAACTTAACAGAACGCTATTTATAACATGGACTTATAGTCTAAATGGCTCAGAAACAGTTGAAAATGATTATTACAAAGTAGAAACTACATATGCTGATGTTAGCGAAATTATAGATTTTTTAAACTTTGGTACAGTACCTTCAGACATAAATTATGTAGCATCTAAAGATATTCAAACAGCAGAAAAAATTGCAAGAACTATAATTGATGGTTACACAGGTCAAAAATTTGGTCAATATTATGGATCACAAGAACAAATTGGAATTGGTTCAGATTCTATAGAACTTGTAGAAAAAATGATTTCAATAGATAAAGTTTATGAAAATAGCACACTAGTAATAGATAATACAATTGATCCAACATACAATACTTTTGGGTTTCCCATTGAAATTACCCCTACAGGTAAAGCGGTAAGAATATTACATGCAGGTTGGGATGTAAGATATGATAATCAAGTAGATCCAACAATAATGTATTACGGAAAGTTTAGAGACAGAGCAAGATATGAGTTTGTTGGCAAGATAGGTTATAAGTACGTACCAGAAGATATAAAAATTGCTTCAATGCTACTTGTAAATGATATTCTTGCAAACGATTTTAACTGGAGAAATAAATATCTAAAGAAGGTTGACTTAAGTGAAATTTCATTTGAAATGGCAGGTGGTGCTTTCAACGGTACTGGTAATCTCACTGTTGATAATATCCTTGATCAATATCGCAATGTCAATATTGTGATAATATGATAAATTCAGTTATTGGTTCTGTAATGAACATGTCGTTAGAAGTTATGATACAGCAAAACGTACAAGATCCTAACACTGGCACTATCCTTAGAGAATGGGTTTATGAAAAAACTATTCCTTGCAAAATAGAACCTGTAAAAAGTTCTGGAGCTTCCACACGTGGAGACAATAAAACATTTGATAAAGGTCAAACTGGTGGATATTCAGAAAAACTACAACTTAAAACTAAATCTCTTGAACTTTTAAGTAAAAGGTGGAGAGTGCAAAATATTAGATCAAGTGATGGCAAACAAGTATTTGTTGAAATAGATAGATATGGTAATCCAGATTCTATATTTGAAATAACATCTTCTCATGCTGTACTTGACCCATTTGGTAAAATTTCTTATTATGAAGCTACAATGCAAAGGGTTCCAGTACAAAGCAATGATAGAACTGTCAATCAATAAACAAAATTTAGCTGATCTCTATAAAGAGATAACTTTAAAAACAATGGGCATAAAAGAACTTACTTCTCCATCAGTATTAAATGAAGTTGGAAAAGCAGCATTTGTTATACTAGGTGAAAGATTTATGTTAGCAGTAGATAGATATGCTGTTGCAAATCCAAAATCTATGCATCATATTTATGAATGGAATAAAATTGGTAATCCACAGTCAAGACTATTTATACTTGAAAGATCAAAAGTAATGTCTGGCACTATACTTGTTAACTCAACATTTTTACCATCAAAGTCATACGTACCACTAAGTTCTGGTAATTTATCAAAAAGAAGTTTTATACTTTCTAGACATGTATTTAAAAATAAAGCTGTTGTTATGGAAGAAGGAAAAGCTGTAAGATTTAAAGCTCAAAAAACCCTTGCTTTTTTTGCCAATAATGATGAAGTCTTTGTTGCTCCAGGAACAATTATTAACATTATGAACCCAGGTGGTATAGGCGTAAAACATTCATTCTCTAAATTCTTAACTGAATGGTATACAAAGAATGCTCATTCAATTATTGATTCTTCAGGTTTGTATAGTAGAATAGTTAATGAAGCAGCAGTTGCCTTAAATAAGAAAAATGCTGGAGTGGCTGAAGTTAAATTTGCAGCAAGAAAAGTATCTAATTCAATAGGCGGGGAGGTATCAATAATCAAATGACAACAGATTATACAAAAGTAGCAGCATACGACGTTAGAAAAATATTATGGCAAGAACTACAAGAAAATAACCTTTTTGATGAAAATAACTACTATGCAGATGGATTATATGATCCTCTGATACCCATTATACCCGCTCAACAGGTCCCAGAATTCAATAACTTGCTCCCAGGCAAGACATATATCATTTATGATATTGCACAGTCTCATACAGGCGTACAATGGTGGATGTCTGAAGAAACAATTAATCTTGAAATCACATCTATCAATGCAGCAGAAATTCAAACTTTAATAAACTTTATAACCGATGTTTTTAGAAGATATGATATATCCGCAAAAGAAGCCAACCTTAAATTAGATTCAAATAGTCCATTTACCTTCCACTTTTTCAGGTTAGAAAATGCTGATCCCGTTCAGGCGTATCATAGCGAAGGCGGGTTTATGTCTGGGACATTATCCATATCATACGCATATACTAGAGAGCTTGATCCAAATACTGGAAGATACCTATAAACTTTGTTTTATTAAGTTTTAATGCTATGATTTTCCTTGAGGAAGTAAATTGTCACTATTTTTTATTCTAAATAAAATAAGGTGGTGAAAATAAAAATGGCTACAAATACAAAAAATGTTATCGTAGGTGCTGCTGAACTATTCGTCAGCTCTTTGGAAGACAATGCTCGTCCAGATACAGACACTAATACGCTAAAAACTCTTTTTGGAACAACTACAGGTAAGTCAGCACGTACTGGTCTTCTTAAGGCAGGTTCTGGTTACCGTGAAGTTGGTTTCACAAATTCAGGTCTTGAAATTTCATACGAACCAAATTATGGTGAAGTTATGGTTGATCAGCTGCTAGATGCAGCAAGATTATTTAAGCAGACACTTAAGGTTATGCTTAAGACAGAACTTGTTGAGGCAACTCTTGAAAACCTAACTCTATCATGGGGTCAGATGGATACGTATTATGTGAATGCAACTGGAAGTTCAATTACTCCAATAGCTTCAATGGATGATACAACTCCAATTTCAGGCGAAGTAGGAACAACATTGAATATGGCAGCAGGCGCTCTTGGCGATGCTCCAGTTGAGCGTGTTCTAATTGCAGTTGGAAATGCTCCAGCTCAAGTTAAAAATATTACTCCAACAACAAGCGATGAGAGAACTAAGGAACGTGTTTATGTTGCACGTCGTGTAGTATCAATTGATACAACAGCACACGGCTTGAAGCGTGACTCTGCAACTGTTTTCCCAGTAAGCTTCCGTTGTTTGCCAGATGACAGCAACTCTTCATACGCAGGTTCTGAGTATGGTGTTGTAATTGATCGTGTGTGGGCAACTGCATAATAATTTAATAACAACTTAATATTGTATTCATGGCCCCACCAGAAATGGTGGGGTCTTGAATTTGTTTTACCGTATAATATTGGTATAATTTAAATAACACAAAGGAGCTATAAATTGGCAACAACAGTATATGATGTAGTAGAAATTGAATTATCGAATGGTGAAGTACTCACCTTAAAACCCCTATCAATTAAACACCTAAAGAAATTTATGACTGTAATTAAAAAAATGGATGAAGCAGAATTAGAGTCAGAAGATGCAGCTATGGAAATTTTTATTCAAGCTGCAATGGTCTGCTTAGAATCAACAAAGCCAGAATTATCACAAGATAAAGATAAGTTTGAAGACATGATCGAAATTCCTACAATGATGAAGATTCTAGAAGTGTGCGGTGGCTTAAAGCTTAACGACCCAAACCTTCTGGGAGCAGCTCTAGTTGGGACGAACTAGACCTACGCTCCATTGAGTCTGAAGTTTTTCTGCTCGGTCATTGGAAAAATTTTGACGAGTTAGAAAGTTCGCTTTCTATGGATGAACTAGTAGCGATACTAGATGCTTCTAGAGAAAGAGATGATAGAGAAAGAAAGTTCCTTGCTGCAATGAATGGTGTTGATCTTACTGAAAGTGAAGAAGAATCAGACATCATTGATTTAAAGGGATCCGTAGCTAAAAGCGAGGGATTCGGAATGGGTGAAGGACTAAGCTTTATGCAATTGGAGGATTAACACATGGCAAGAGTTGAACTTAATATAGTTGCTTTAGGTGACTTTAAGAGTGTTAATTCCCAAATTGCTGCTTTAAAAGCTCAAGTTGATTTATTAAACAAAAGTTTAATGGGTACAGGCGTAAGCCAACAATTAACTAAAGATTTAAATTCTGCAAATGCTGCATTTAAATCAGCCATGCTTTCAACTGGAGAATTTACTGCAAGTACAGTAAAGCTTCAAGCAGAAACAGATAAATTTGCACATTCACTTGTTAATGGAAAATTAAAACTTACCGAATATTTTAGTATAATCAGAAATCAATCTTCTGCTGCTTCTGCTCAAATGAGAGCACTTGCGTTAGAACAAACTAAATTACAAAATTCTATAGTTATGGCAGACCCTACAAAAAAGGGTGTTTTTTCTGTATACACACCAACTAAAATTAATGAAGTTGCTAATGCTACAAAAATTGCAACTAACATGCAAAATCTTTATAATATTGCCGTTCAAAAAGGAACTCAGTCTTTAATTAACTGGGGTAAAAATACTCAGTGGGCAGGTCGTCAATTAACAGTTGGACTTACAGTACCTATGGCTATATTTGGCAATACAGCAATGAAAACATTTAAAGATGTAAATGATGAACTTATTCGTTTGCAAAAAGTTTACGGTTCTGGACTAACACAACCAACAGCTGATGCACTTGCAACCATTAAAGCTCAAACGATAGGACTAGCAAAAGAACTTGCTTCAACTATGGGTATTGCAGTTAAAGATACAGCAGCAATGGCAGCAGATTTAGCTGCTACAGGTTTACAGGGTAATGCACTTCTTAATGCAACAAGAGAATCATTAAGGCTTGCAAAACTTGGTGAAATGGATACTCAGTCTGCAATGAAAGCAACTGTATCCTTGCAAAATGTTTATAAATTAAGTACAGAGGATCTTTCTGGCGCAGTTAATTTCCTTAACGCAGTTGAAAACCAAACATCAACAAGTCTTCAAGATTTGGTAGATGGTATTCCAAGAGTTGGACCAATTGTAAAACAATTAGGCGGATCATTTAAAGATACAGCAATCATGATGGTTGCAATGAAAGAAGCAGGAGTTCCAGCAGCACAGTCTGCTAACGCAATTAAATCAGCACTTGCTTCACTTATTAATCCTACAGTAGCAGCAAAAAAAGCTTTTGCTGATTATAATATAAATTTAGAAAGTATTGCAACAACAACAAAAGGCAATCCTATCAAAATGATTATGATGTTACAATCAGCATTAAAAGGATTGCAACCGCTTGCTCAAGCACAACTTATTGAAAAGCTTTTTGGAAAGTTTCAAGAAGCAAGAATTCAAGCATTGATAACTAATTTAGGTTCTGCAACAAGTCAGACAAAATCAGCGTTTGACCTTATGAATGCTAGCAGTGGACAACTTGCAAGTATTGCAGCAGGTGAAATGAAAACTGCTACAGAATCCACTACAGGTAAATTTCAAAGAGCAATAGAAACAATTAAAGCAGATCTAATTCCAATTGGTGAAAAGGTTATGCAGATAGCAACAGTACTTCTTAAATTTGGAGATTCTGTTGCAAATGTATTTAGCAATCTTCCCGCACCAGTTAAAAGTTTAATGGGAATTTTGGCAGGTGGTGTAGCTTTGGCGGGACCACTAATTATGTTTACTGGTGTGCTTGGTAACTTTGTGGGATATATTCTTAGAGGTGTTTTTGGACTTAAATCTTTAATTAGTGGTTCAAAAACATTAGGCGAATTACTTACACCTAATTTAATTGCATCTCAACAAGCAGCAAGTTTATTTAGTACTGAAATATTACAAGATAAAAATTCAGTAAATCTTTTAAATCAGGCAATTAGAGAATTGACAATTACTATTGAAGGAATGGCTACAGCTATGAATGCTGTAAATTCTGTTAATGTAGCATCATCAGTTGCATCTAAATTATTACTTCCAGGACAACCAGGATTTGGAAAGAAATTTCATACTGGTAAAGCAGCAGGAGATGAAATTCCAGCTATCTTACAAAAAGGTGAAGCTGTTATTCCTGAACATGTGATAGATAAAGTTAGAACAGGTAACCCGTTAGCTGCAATGCAAGCTTTAAATTTAATAAATCCAAGTGGTGGTAAAGCATTTGAGCAAGGCACTGATGGAACTTTGCTGCCTACATTTTATCTTGAAGGTCCAAGAGGTAAGGGAACTGGATCTATGAATAGTCAGTTAACAGCTGGCAAAGCATCTGGTCCAGAGTTAGCTGCTTGGACTGATAAAAATGGTGGTTATCAAACACATACAGCGTTAATGGCATTAATGAAATCTGCAGGCATAGATGATGAAAAAGCTAAAATAGTTGGGGAAAAAGTTCATTTTGCTTATAAAGAATCAATTAAAAAATTTGCGCATAATCTTTCGGATAAAATAGTAGGTAGGTCAGCATTTGCTGCATATGATCAGGTTATAGCGCAAGAGTTTGCGGATAACCCGCAATTTATACAACAATATGAAAATGAAAAAAGAATGGTAGGCGGTGTAAGAACAGCTACTACTCCAAGATCAGATGGAAGAGGTGTATCTGGAGGTTCTGCAAGGTGGATCCGTAGCGCAGGAAGTATAATTCCTTACTTTGCTAAGTCTAGAAGACCAGGTGCAACTCAAATGCATATTGTAAGTGATGATTTTGTAGATGAAATGCAAACTCCAAAAGCAATTGCAGCAGGCATTACAGTAGAAAAAAATCCACGAGAAGCATATAAAAAAGCAGCAGGAATTAAAAGCCCTTCACAAGAAATGGCTAAAATTGGTAAACAAATGGATCAGGGACTTGCACAAGGTATGATTCAAAATCAAGGTTTAGTTGTAGCAGCAGCAGAAGAAACAGCTGTAGAAGCACTAATTGCAACTGAAAACACAGCAAAAGGTAAAGGTAGATTTGCTTCAAGACTTAAAGGAATGTCCAGCGGTAAAATGATGATAGGCGGAAGCCTTGCAATGATGGGTGGTAGCATGGCTCTCAATGCAGCACCAGAGTTTGCTGGCAAAGAAATGCTAACCTCAGCTTTAAGTATGGGTTCTATGGGTATGATGTTTGGTCCTTGGGGAGCAGCAGCGGGAGCAGCACTAGGATTAGTAACTAGCGGTATATCAACATTAATTGCAAAAGAAAAAGAACATCAAGCAATGGTTACTGCATCATTTACAGCAAGCAGCGATGCGATTAGCATGTTTGGTGGAACTTTACGTGATCAATCAATACATATTCACACATTTTCTAAAGAAATTGCTTTTACTTCAGAAGAAGCAAAAAAATTAAAAGAAAATGTAGATGCAATTGGAAAATTGAATGATAAATCAGGATTAAAATTAGTTGCTGATTCCATTAGTAAAATGGATACAGGAAGTTCTGTTATTGGAACTTTAAAGCAATATGCAGCAGCACAAGTTGCGGGAGGTATGGATCCAAAAGCTGTCAAACAGATGGTGGCAGCAATATTAGAATATTCAGGACAATCAAAATATCTTTCTGCTGCGTTAAAAGAAATTATTCCAGCTACAAAAGATGTAGAAACAGCTACATCAACTTTGATAAAAAAACTTGGAGATGCTGCAGGGGCTTCAGGAATTTTATCTGGTTCTTACGAAGGTTTAAATAAAAATCAAAAAAGATACGCTGATGGTTTACTCCAAACTCTTAATACAATTATGGATACAAATACTTCTTGGGGAGATGCAGTAATTGCTGCAAAAGCTTTAGATAGAAGTGTTAGGGATACAGCACAAGCTTATAATTTATTAATTTTAGCTGCAAATGATGCTAAAGATTACACAACCGCTACATTATTACAAAAATATAATGATATGGGATTAAATCTTTCAGCTGCACAATTTTTGTTAAAATATAATCAAAGTAATGTTATCCCAAAAAATGCAACTAAAGAAGATTTGTTAAAGCTTGCAACTGATCCAAAATTAATTGCAGGTCTTATTAGACAAGGCGAACAACAAAAATTAAATTTGTGGATTGCAAGTCAAACAGTTACTGCACAACAAGCAGTTGCAACTTCATTACAAGATCAATTAAAAGCAGCTGAGAAAAAATTAAAAATTGAACAAGAAAGTCAAAGAATTGCAAAAGCAATACATGATTTTGCAGTTACTCAAACAGATCTTGAAGGACAAATTCGAGTTGCTAGGTCACAAGGTGATTATTTAAAGGTACAATCTTTACAACAACAATTAAGAGCTAAAACTTATGAATTTCAAGATACAACAACTAAAAGTCCAGCGCAATCATTAGTTGATACTTTACAAGCAAAACTTGATAAACAAAATGCAAGTATTGCAAAATCTGAAGGATATTTAAAAACACTTTCAAATGAAGCTACTGACCCAAAACCTACTGTGTTAGATGAAGCAAGTATTAAATCGCTTGCAGACAAAATTGCAGCTGCTAATAAAGCAGGAAGTGTATCTGATGCAGTTGCTGGTCATGGACAAAGTACTAATGTTCCAGTTAAAAATGTTGAAGCAAAAACATTAAAAGAAGCAGTTAAAGCAGCACAAGGTGGTAAGACCCCAACTACAACTTGGATGCCAGATCCAGGTGATCCTACTCGTTCATATAAAATATTTACTTGGAAAGGACAAGCTTATGCTGCAGATACTTTAACTGGTACAGAAATTTATAAATTTGATCAAACAAAGCAAAACGTGTATGGTCCAAAATTAAAATTAGCTTCTGGAGGACACATATCTGGAGCAGGATCTGCAACATCTGATTCAATACCCGCATATCTATCAAATGGAGAATATGTAATTAAAGCATCTTCAGTTAACAAATATGGCAAGGGAATGTTTGATTCATTAAATGCAGGTCATTTTGCAAATGGTGGTCAAGTTAATAAACAAAGTTTCTGGAGCAAATTATTATTTGGTAGCAACAAACCTATAGTAATGAAAAATCCAAATACAGGAAAAATGGAACAGGTTCCTTTATTAAAGAATGAAATGTCTTATGGTCCAGGGTCTATTGGCGGATTAATTGCAAAATTAAGTGAAGCAACATCTTTGGCATATAAGCCAGTTAATTTACTTAATCAATATAAAAATTATTTTAAGGCTAAGAACCTAGTTAAACAAGGTATGTACCATGGCGACTCTGCTATGTCTATGTCAGGCACATCTGTTTTGGATGGTTCATATGCAAGAGATGCTCATTATGGTATGGGATTCTTTAGCACCTCCAGCAAAAATGAAGCAGAAAGATATGCACAAGGATTTAATACAGGAATTGATACATATGGTCCAACTCATCAAGTAGCCAACATTCCATTTGGCAAATACATAGATTTTACAAAATCAATTAAATCTCAAAACTATGATTTGTGGAAAATGTTAGGCGGAAAAAATTATAATTATGCAGGACCAGAGTTAGGCAAAATGATGAATAATGCAGGACTTACTGGTTCTATTATGCCAAATATTAGATCTGGAAGAAATACTCCAAGTGCATTATGGTTAGCTTTAAATAAACCAGCAGGAACAGTATTAAAAGAACTTGGATCATTTGCTAATGGCGGAATGATAAATACACCTAAATATTCTATGCCTTCATTTGCAGTAGGAACTCCAAATGTTCCATATGATATGATTGCTAAAATACATAAAGGAGAAGCAATTATACCCGCAAACATGAATAATGGTACAATGGGTGGAACGTTTAATATTACTATAAATGCACAAAATGCTAATGCTAAAGAAGTAGCAATGGAAGTACAAAGAATTTTGAATCAAAGAGTTGGAATGAATGGCTCGTTAAGTAAGGTGGGTGTTAAATAATGGCATATGCAATTAAGGCTGGTATATCAGTATCTGTTGATAACATTACTTGGTTCCCGCTTACCGATCATAATCGTCAACCAATTAAGATAACATTTGAAGTTATTGAAAAAACTAATCGTATGGCTGATGGAACTTTAAGAAGATATGTTGTTGCAAGAAAACACAAAATAGCAACAAGTTGGCAAATGGTTCCAAGCATAACATCTAACACTGTTGATTTAAATAAAGCGGGAGCATGGATGAGATCATTCTACGAAGCTAATGTATTTAATCCTATATATGTAAGAGTGGTTGCTTCAAATGAAGGAAATTCTGCTGCAGATGTAAATGGAAATGTATTACCAGATGAAGATACATATGTAAATTCATTCTATGCAAGTTCAAGAAAAACTATATCTGGAACATCTGGCTCTAGTACAATTACAGTAAATAACAATACTGGATTATTAAAGGGTATGTCAGTTACTGGAACAGGTATTAGGGCGGGAGTTAAAATAACAAATATATCTAGCAATACAATAACCCTATCTGGAACAAATACAGCAACAGTATCAGGAATAGGAACATTTACTTCTAATACAATGGACTATGTTACATATATTACAAACTTTGATTATGAGGTTGTAAAAAGAAATAATTTTTACGATCTAGTCAATATTAACATAGATTTTACGGAGGTATAATGTTAGGTACAAGTGCTGTAAAACAATACTTTTCTACAGGTAGTTCTCATTATTTAACTCCTGCAATTTCAGCAGAATGGAATTATAATCTATTTTATGAACCACATATTACTTTTTCTGGAGATGGAACTAAGTTTGCATTTGATGGCACTGGCGGAACAAAGAATTGGAAGACTGCTGCAAATTGGTCATGTACATCAGGAGTAACTGCTTTATATGCAAAAGATGATGTGAATAGGTATGGCATGGGCAAAGTAACTACATCCTACCCTATTCTAAATTTGCTGGGCAGCAAAGCAGCAGTTGCAAATCTTCCAAGTTCAGGAAATACATTAAACGATGAATGGTTTGTAAATGCTGATAATACATTTTATATTTGGAATGGATCAAGTTGGACAAAAGATATTCCAACTACAAGACCATGTTTACAATTTACATCAACCGCAACTTCGGGTACAGCAACAATAAATGTGCCAATTTCAGGCGGAGCAAATGATACTTACAAAATAGTATTTTATGCCAAAGTAAAAGAAACGGGGGATGCAACTAATCCTTCCCCAAGTGTATACCTAACTGCTTTAACATACATTGATTATCATAGAACAAATTCATCGGCACACGTTGTTGATAGTGCTTTATGGACTAAATATGAAGTATATGTAAGTTCAAGGCCACAAGATACTACATATTCTTCATTTGATCTTAAGTTAGGTTTTGCTTCAGAAGATTCTGTATCTCAATCATATACAATATTAATTGATCAAGTTGAAATGTATAAAACTAGCTCATATGAATATCAATATGGTAATTTGTGGCAAACTAAATCAGTGTTTGGTGCATTTAGACCAGGAGAAAGTTATGTTCCATCTGGGAATGCTTTAACACCGCTTCCTGCAGATTTTAGAAAAATTAAAGGGGCTACAAACTTGCAAGATAAATATATGCCATGTAGCCCAGTTTCTTATCACCCAACATTAATAAGTAAGCCTACTGACATACCTGGATTTAAAAATGGAATGATATCCGACTATTCAGTTTATAGATATTTTGTTTCAGATCTTAATAATCAAAAAATTGGAGCAAAGTATGATCAAATACTTGCAACCAATAAAATAGTTATTAAGTTTAGTTTAGCTTATTCTAAACCAGCACAACTATCGTTAACCTTAAGAAATACAGTAACTTCTACTTATTATCAAAAAACTCTTATCGCTGCTGATATTTCAGATGCTGGAGTGTGCATTCTTTATTTACAATCAGACGGATCTTGGTCCACAACCCCTTGGACTGTAATGCCAACTTTTGATCTTTCTGGCAATATTACTAGATATCAATCAATTAATGAAATTACTATTACACAGCAATCATCAAATTTAATTAAATCAGGAGTTACATCAAATACAAATTTGCAAAATGAAATGAAGCGTTTACAAATTATTGAATTATCCCCAAGACTAGAATTAGATTTAAGTAGTTTTGCAATGGAAACAGACACAACTGTTGAGCTAGATAACAAATCAAACCCACTTCCTATTTCAGCAATATCTTCAAATAGTGCAACAATTACTCTTTCCAATATTCCATTTGTAGTAAGTAACCATGTATTAAGTTTATTTTCTAATAACTCCAGCACTTCACCTCTTAAAGGTTTGTTTAAAAAGAATGTAAAATTTTATATTAATTATTTAATTAGAGATAATGTAGAAAATGCACAAGCAAAAGACAAAGTAATCCCAGGAGGAGTCTACTACGCAGACTCCTGGGATGGACAAGATATTCAAAAAACTAGAGTTCAACTCTATGATATAACAAAATATTTACATTTATTATCTCCAACAGATTATGTATCTTATTCTCAAGATGTATTTACAGTAATTAGTAACATTTTAGATTTTGCGGGATTTACAGATTATGATTATGATGATCTTAGAAGGATAACTCAAGATAAATATAAACTGATAGATGGAACAAATACGGTAAATAGTCATCCGATATCTATGAGATACTTCTTTGTAGATGGACAAAATCAAAAAGTATTTGATGTATTAAAAGAAATATTTGAAGTTTATCAGATTGGAGCATACGTAGATGCATATGGTGTTCTTAAATTTATTAACTTAGAGCAGATACTCCAGTATACAAAACCAGATATGTTACTTCATGATAATCCAATGCCACAAGATATTGCTGTTCCAATATATGAACAAGATTTGACAGTAACAAGCAATATAGTCCAAGATACTTATACTGAAACAGTTAAAGTTAAACTTGGTAAAGCTACATTAAAATATAAATCACCACAAGTAAATACATGGTTCCCTGCAAGTGGTAGTTCAACTTTACAAAGCGTAGAAACTTCTCGTGTTACTGTAAGCCACGTTCTTTGGAATTTAGAACAAGAAGAGGTTGTTCCATTTAATTTATTATTTAATGACATGTTAATAGAACATAATTCATTACAAATTGATCCAAGTGAAACTGATACTAATTCATCTAGTAAAAGATTATTTAGGCAGTACCCTATAGACCATGTAGGATATTGTTTAATTGAAGGTGAAATTGTAAATTTTACAGATAAACAATACTGCGTTGAAGCTTATAGCGGTCCTAATCTTAATGGAACTATGAAAAAATATTTTTATAATATTTCAAATTCAACGGATTTAGAAAGAGCAACACATGAAGCATCAGGTATTGTTGGATTAAATGGTTCTTATAAATACTATCCAACAGGTGTTATTGCAAATATTCAAAGAGGATTGTTTAATACCCCAGTCAGAGATCACTTAGTAATTAATAATCTTACAAATTTAAATAAAAAACTTGTTAAACAAAGTGGTAAAGATGCAGCAATTGATACTGCAAATGGGTCTATAGTGCTTTCAGCGTCAAATAATAATTTTACAGAATATGCTGCAGCAAATAATGGAATAGAAGAAGTAAGCAATACTATTAATGGTTATAATACTTTTTCTACAAAAATGTTAATTGGTGTAAATTCTGGGAACAATAAGTTAGACGGGTTTGAATCTGGAATGACAATCGGTATAGGAACTCAACAAGCAATTCATATAAGTTTAACCCAAGATACAGCAAAACAATATAAAGATAGAAATGGCATTATAATGTCAGGATTTTCTTTAAGAGTTTATAAATATGGTACAGATGGATTACCTATAACTTTGTTGAATAACAATGTTCAAAAAGTAGATATTACCGAAGCAATATTTAACCAATCTGCACAATACCCCCCAAAATCACCATTTGAAGATTTTGGAAAATATGTTAACTTAAAATTTGTTAAAATATCAAACACAACTTATGAAATATATATAAACAAAAATAAAATTAACATAGATGCAATACACATAACTGATATTAATTCTAATATTTTAAACACAAGTGGAAAGTTTGGAATATTTGTAAGAGGTGCAACAGGCTCAGTAGCATTTACAGAACTTTATGCTTGTCAATCAAGACTAAACAATCCTAATACATATTACCATTATGAAGAACAAGGGTTTGCAGATACAATTTTAAATGGAAAAAACTTATTTGAAATGAATTATATGATGCAAGCACAACCACAAATTGTTGGTATTAATTATTATGATGTTAAAAATGATTTAGCTAATTCTTCAGCCTTAACTGCTATACCATTAAAAGTTAAATATAATTGGGATTACCTAGATGACCCATCATTAACATATAAAGCAGGTTTAAACCCACCATATAAAACAATGAAGGTTTATGAAAATTCACTTAATTATTCAACAATTCATTATTCAGGGGCGAGAGCTAAATTTGCAATAATTAATAGTTCTCCAGGAATGGTTTATATAAAACATGCTTCAGATTACACTAACCCATTTAATATTGAATTTAATATAAGTACCAAAAATATGATCTCTTTGGGTAATGAAACTGTTATTGAAAAAATATTTGACTATACAAATATATCAGAATCAATAGAAATTTCTTCAAATTGGGTCCAAACTAAAAAAGCAGCCAATAATATTTTAAAGACTATATTTAAAGCAATTGATGGGTTTAGTAGAGATACTCAAATATCTATTTATGGAAATCCTTTGTTTGAAATAGGTGATGTAGTTCACATTCAATACAGCCTTAAGAATATTGGAGAAAATGAGACATCCTCAAATAGGTATTTTGTTCAAGGAATTAGTCAAACATTCCAAGAAGGACTAAAAACTGTATTGACATTAAACCAAATTGCATGATATACCATTAAAATGATATAATTTAGGGGGAGACAATATGACCGTATCAAACAATTCAAGTCAAAGACCAGCAACTGGTCTAGCTGCCTCTGTCAAAAAAAGAGAAATATATGTAATTTCAGAGACAGACCCTAGATCAAAGGATTTACAATACCTTAAATCAGTCTCAGGACAGGTTATAGTCCTTTCAGAAATAGAATATGCAAAGTATGTTAACTCCCTTGCAAGCGGTAGCGGTAGTGGCTCCTGGGACTTTCTGGATGCATCAGAAAATGCTGAAGACTATGGTAATTTAAACACTACTCTAGTTCCTCCTGTAAGTTTAATTTGGGATTCAGTAGACCCAGATTCTACAAACTTTGTCACAATAGATGGACAAGTTTTAGTAGATTTAACAATTAGCTTTGATCCAGGAGTTTTAGGCGGGGACGATACAATAGAGTATAGAGTCCATTTTGAACCTATATCAGACAATACAACAATAACTAAAATTAATGCATCTACATTAAATACAGTAACAGCAACATCTTCAACAATTTCTATAAGTTGGAATGAAATTCCAAAAGCCACATCTTATTATATTTATGCATCTGGTGCAAATTTACCAGGAACTTTTGGTCAAGAAAGCACAGAATATTTAGAAGATGCAGCAATTAATAATGTTAAAGGAATTCATACTTGGGTATTAAATCAAAGTGATTCTCCTAAATATGGCGGGGGATCAGTTCCAAGTACTTTTATCGGAGAGTATCAATTCTATATAGCGGTAGTTTATGATGACAAAACAACATCTACTACAGTAAATTCTGGGGCAGTGGGGTGGACAGTAAATGTTTAAAGGCACATATATATTTAAAGAAAATGGCGTAGAAATTGGAAGATCAAAAAATTTAATTACCACAAATGGAAGAACTATTTTAATGAAATATCTTTGTGGTTTAGAACCAGACTGGGCTTCTTCTCTAGCAATAGGGGCAGTAAATCAAAATGCACCAACAGAAGCAGATACTCAGTTAGCTTATGAAACAATGAGAGTTCCAGTAATTTTAAAAACGTATCAACCTGCATATGCTGGAAGTCCAGATTTAATAGTTGTTAGAGGAACGCTTCCAGCAAATATGTATGCAAATATATATGAAATTGGTTTATTCCCACAATCCATTAATTCAGAAGCTTTGTCTAGGAATAATGAAATTATTACAGATTTTACAGATCTTACAAATTGGACAACTAATATTTATAATAATGCATTAAGTATAACAAATCAAGGTTTAAGTCAGTCTAATCTTTTTGTTCCACAAGGAGTAGGATCACCTAGATATGGTGCATATTCAGTTACAATTTCTCAAAATACTATTTTTTCAAATAATGAATATTCAACAACTTTAGTAGGTTATTCCGAAGTAGATACTTTAGACATACTTGCATACAATACAGTTGGCGGGACACTAACAGTTGTACTAACAGACATATCTGGGATAACAGCTACATTAGAATATAATATAGGTACAGATACATCTTATCAAAAGTTATCCGCCAACATGCCTTCTTCAATAAGAAATTTTTCAAATTTGCAGTCTATTGATATTATTACAGATAGTGAAGCATCATTGACTATTGATGTTATAAAAACATCAGCTTTTGGTGAATTGTCCAGTAATGATTATGTTATAAGTAGATCTACATTATCTACACCAATTGCCAAGACATATAGTACGGCTTTAGACATAGAATATTTTGTAGAATTATTGTAAAGGTTGGAGGAATAAATGGCAAATACAATTAACCCAGTAACGGGATTAACTGCAACAGTTAGTGGTACCACTATTTCTATTGCTGTAACCAGGCCTTTAAATACTCTAACTAAGTTTGTAACAGGATATAAATT